ACTTATTGGATACGTTGCTCGGCTGGACGACGAGCATCGCATTGATTATTAGTGTCGGAACGAGTTATCAGATCGTGTTACCGCTACAGAATTCTACCGAAGTTCTACGCGCAGTGCAGCGTTTATCCCGTAAGGTTGAGGTTGATCGTGTTACACGCCAATCGTTTCAGAAAAAGAGATTGATGCAGAATTATAGTATCGCGTCGTCTAATCCCCTATGTGTCCACGATGATACGTGTGGATGCCGTATAACATTAACTGGTTTACAGGGAAAATTGCAAGGGGAAATTATAACGTCTACGTGTCATACTGTGACTGATCAGATGCGCGATATTTTGGCTAGAGTAAATTCGCGTATGGTTGCAGTTGATACATTGGTAGGGTCGACTGCTGCAGAGGAAGAGGTAAGTTATTTGATGGCAAACTTCCCTAAGGATTCCAATGCCAAATTGGTTCCTCCTCCCTATCATGAGCAACCGACATGGCCCCAGCCCGTCCCTCATTTAGATGTTCATCCATTAGTTAAGAGATATGTTTTTATATCTGATGTTATTCACATGAACAATCGAACAGGTTGTGTTGATTCGTTGTCATTAGCTAAGTGTTTCAAGTATACAGATGACATCCCATCGTTGTACACTATGGCATTGCGTGTTGCTTCTACTACTTTTTCGGTGTTTGGACTTACGAATGGGAGACCACACGTCATTTCTGCGATGGCAGATTTGTACGTTAATCATAAATTAGTTAATACGGTCTTGAATACCATCCGTCCTACTTTACATGATCGTCCGGTGTCTTCTAATATGTATGAAGAAGAAGTCACGCGACATTTTTTCCGGCTCTCGCGAATTGATTATCGTCGGAAAGAAAATGTTGTATTCGCGATTATGTTTTTGTATAACATGTACTTAGGTTCGTCTAATGGACGAAATCGTGGAGCCAAGTACCGGAGAAAATATGACGGATGGACGCTCGTGGTTCGTCCCAAGGGAAAGAAGGTTGAAACTTTTGAACAGGATTTGGCTGCTCTCATAAATATGATTCGAACAGGAGAGGTTCCTGCTATCTTCTGGTCGATGACACCAAAAAATGAGAGATATTATTCTTGGAATAAGAATTTTGATGAAGCTAAATTTGCGGCGTGGGTTAATAAGATGCGTCTTTTCATCATCCCTAGTAGTATTTACATATTGATGGAAAAGCTAGTGAGCGCACCCCGTATGCGTCGTGAAGTAGGGAGTGTAATACGAGTAGGTCATCGATGGCCGTATGGGGGAGGGGACACTTTAGCTAATTGTCTTGGAGTTGTTGATCCGTGGTGCCCCTCCCTTGTTGCAGGTGATTTCCAGAACTTTGATTTGTCAGTACATGCTGCAGAACTTCGAGACTATTGGGATGGGTGTCCTATGTACTTTGATCAACAAGATGAGTGGTATCCCATTCTTGTTGGAATTGCTGAAATATTGTCCGCCAACTCTGATAATCGTCTTACTAATATTTTGGGGAACGTGTGGGCAGTAATTACCGGATCAGTTGCTTCAGGGAAGTATAATACGTCGCATGCTAATTCGGTAGTGTCGTC